ATGACCAAGTTAATTCAACAAGTGGAGAATTTGACGAAGAAACTAATATCGTTGATGCAGTACAAAGAACAGTAGAAATTATTAAGGAGTCCGACAATGCGTAAGATGGCAACTCGTCACAAAAGACGTTTCCCGCAGTTCACAAATTATTTATGGGTGTCTGCGTTTTATGTAATGTATTCGCTAATGTTAGTTTTATTTTATTTTAATTTTTAGAGGTGATAAATGAAGAAAAGTGATTTACAAAAGCTTATGAAAGAAAAACTAGTAAAAGATGGCGTAAGTAAAAAGTGGATAGATGAAAAAATGATCTTTGTAAACTTTGATGATAAAGAGGAAGAAGAATGAACAAGCAAGATAAGGTGTATTCATTCCTAAAAAATAAGATTGTAGTTGTCTATCAAGATGAAGCATGGATTACAAAAGCTAAAGTATTTACCTCTTTTACAAAAGCACATGACTTTCAAGAAAGTGGTGGTCCAGTGCGAGGACTTTTAAATCTCAAAGAAAGGAACAAAGACTATATTCTAAACTTAGTAGAAAGGTTGTACTTTGATCAAGACATAGACTTGACAGTTGATATTGTTCAAGAATATTTCTAAAAAATAAAGTAAATAAATGTTCTAAAGTAGTTGCAATAATAACTATATTTGCTATCATGACTTTGTTAGACAATAAATTGAAGGAGATAAAAATGATAACTAACAATGAAAACAGGACATTCGGAGTAGAGGTAGAGTTCATAAGCCAACTCAACCAATACGATTTTGTTGCTGCCTTAAATATGCAACTTGGTACTACAGGTTCAGATGTAGATGTTATATCAGCTTATTACAGTGATACAGATGCTACACAATGGAGAATCAAAACTGATTCCTCAGTACAGAGCCTAGGTCGTAGCGGACATGGTTTAGAACTTGTTACTCCAATACTACAAGGTCAACAAGGTCACGATGATCTAGTGGCTGTTCTTAAAGCAATGAACTCCATAGAAGGTTGCGAGATTACTGCAAATAGGACATGTGGTCTTCATGTACACGTTGGTGTTTCTGATTGGAAGATCGGTAATTTTAAAAACTTATTCAAAAGATATGCAAAATTTGAAAGTACTTTAGATTCAATTATGCCACTTTCTAGAAGAGATAGTAACGGACAGTACTGTGAATCTAATGTTCAATACTTCAACAGAAGTGTTCACAATAGAAACCTTGATGATTCTATGACAAATGTATTTAGTTCAATAGATGAATGTACAACTCTTAGAAAATTATCAGAAAAGCTTTCAAGCAGATATGTAAAATTAAATGTCCAATCTTTTTGGAAACACGGAACTATAGAATTTAGACATCATTCAGGAACTACAGATGTAACTAAAATCATAAATTGGTTAACCCTTTGCATGGCAATGGTAATAGCAGGTGACGAAAAAAGAGTCGTAAAGGTCAAAGATACTGACTGCACAACTTCTTACAGAGACAACCTTAACAGTCTATTCAACGGACTAGCTAAAGTTTCACCACAATTAATAACAAACGAACTTAAAACATTCTACAGAAGAAGAAGGAGAACATTATGTGCTTAAAGTACACAGTAAAGAGCGGTGGTATATTGCAAGGTAAAGACAAACAGGAGGTTGCCCTTGCACTGTACGACTTGTCACTTGCACCATCTAGCAGTTTTATGGGTTGGATGCAGGACACAGCAAACCGCATACATACACAATTTGGTTATGACGTTATTCTGCCTGACACGTTTGCTAGTTACGAGGTTGCAGATGCTTTCGTTACACAACTAGAAGAGTTCGGTATTCTTAACAGGGTGGAGGACTAGACATGATGTATTTTGCTTATGGTGCCAATCTTAATATAGACAATATGAAAAGCAGATGTCCAAAAGCTATACCTATATGCAACTTAGAACTGCCTGACTATCAACTAGTTTTTAGAGGTGTTGCAGATATAGAACCTAAATCTGATCAAAAGGTGCAGGGTGTGATGTGGTGGATATCTGATGATTGCGAAGATTCACTAGATATTTTTGAGGGGTTTCCGTATCTTTATAGAAAGGAAGAATTTATTGTAGAACTACACGAACCTAAATTAATAGATATATATGGAAAGGTGGTTGACGTTATGTTTTATACAATGAACAGAAATGGATATGCTAGTCCTAGCTATCATTACTACGAAACTATAAAACAAGGATATGCAGACAATAACCTTGATGTTGAGAAATTAGAAATAGCAATAGACCACGCGTTAAATTCTGTTGATGAACCCTATATATCAAAACAATGGGGTTAATCTAGATAATATTCATTAAGACTATAATAGACAGTCAATTCATCACGGCTGTCTATTTTTTTTTGTGTGTACAATATTAATTCTTGATAACTTTCTATCAATACACAATTAGGATTATCAGAATGGTTTATAAAACCTCCTAATGGAGTACGAATCCAACCAACACTATCTTTATATATATGAGTTATTCCAACTGTCTGATCTTTCTCTATTACTGTAGTTGCGTACAATCCTAGACCATCTAAGCTACTTTTATTGATCGTTACTATACTTGGAAGAGGTCTATAAGAATCCTCTGTAAAGACGGGTTTTTTAATCAAATTCTCTTTTGCCATGATCGGGAACCCAACCCTTTGAAAACTCTTCTTGACTGCCTTTTTCTGTCATTGGTCTATAGTCATAAAGTCTTTCTATTTCTTCTTGTTCCATGCCTAATATATTTTGTAATTCTTCATCACTATATTTGTGATCATTTCTCATTTTTCTGACAATTTCTGTCATAGGGTTAATCATGTGATTACCTCTTGCTCTGTTGTGTATGATTGTTGCAGCCATCTGTTGTGCTTCGTCAACCATATCATCTAGATATACTATCGGTACATATCCATCTGTAAGTTCTTTTATTTCTTCGTCTCCTGATACTGTCCATCTATGAAAACCATCAACAATTTCGTTATTTCTTCTTATCACTATAGGTTGTGTCCATCCACATAATTTTATAGATGTTTTTAGAAGCTCTAATTCAATAGGTGCTACCCTGTTAGGGTTGTAGTTGTTTGCTGTAAGATCGTCTCTTAGAACCCACGCAAAACTGCTTATTGGTTGTTTATCTTTACCCTTTGGCATATCTTTCCTCCATATATATTTTTTTTTGTGAAGCTATGACTTTTACGTCACTAGAATACATTGGTATTTTTCTGCCTTTGTAATCTCCTCTTATTGCAATTTTTAAAAGGAAGTTCCAACCAATGCCTGTCTGATAATGATGTGTTCCTAATATAGGTTCATCTGTTTTGCTGTAGTGTGACTTGATGAACACGTTTATATTTTTTGCTATTTTAGACCGATAAGGCTCAGGATGCTTCATAAGATGATATTGCATAAACTCTTTCCACGTCATATCTGTAGGCTTTGCAGGCATTTTTCCAAAAGCATATAGTTCTGTGTTTGAATATCTTGCAGCTGTTGCTGCACCTGCAACCCTACTTTGCATTTTGTCCCATATATCAGGAAAGGCTATAGAGTACTGCCACAAACCACGCATCGGTTCTTCTCCATATGGAGGTGCGCACCTTTGTTGTAAGTGTGTGAGTCCTAATTTTTCTAGTAGGTCATATGTAGTGTTGTAATCCCAACCGAACTTAAATGGTGCTGTCCATACATCTACGGTTTTCATGTCATAAATAGGACAGACTTTCCAAACATTACCTAAGGCGGTTTTTGATTTGAGATTGATCATATAATCTTCATATCTTTTTCCCTCTCCTGTCTGCAGTATTGTTCTGTATCTAGTTAGGCTTTCTTCAGATCGTATACCCATTATCACACCGATCTCTCCATAGTCTTGCGGTGGAAAAAGCAAACCATTACATTCAGGAACTGAGGGCCTACCCTCAATATCTTTTGGAAACATAGGTATATCTTCTTGAGTATAAACATAATCATAATTTGGCATCGGTCTAACCCATTTTTCTTTGTCTTCAGGTCCCCATGGATACCAATATGGTTCAGTGCGACTACATCCATTTCTGTGTTTTACAGGTAAGCACATCCAGTGCATATCTACCTCAGGTAAATCTGATACTCTTTTGACATAATCTATAGTTTCGTAAGGTATAGCTTCTTCATCAAAAAAATAGACTTCAACTGGCAGTTTGTCTCTTTCTCTTGCTACATCAATAACAAGATTAAGGCACACTGTTGAATCTTTGCCACCGCTAAACATAACGACGACATTATCAAATATATCGTAAGTGCGGTGTATTCGTTCTATAGCTAATTCGTATACATCACGTTCTATTTCTTTTTTCTTATGTACGACCATTAAGATTTACCATGATCTATGTACGTCCTGTTCAACATTGGGTGATCTGTATCTGTAGGTCCAAAGTCTGAATCAGGGTGATATGCAATGATATCCATATAATTAGTTGCAGTTCTAAAGCTGTGTACTTCACCTTCTTCTAGACAAAACATATTTCCTTTTTTTAAATCCTTTTCCCAACCTTCTCTTTCCATGTCAGGTTTTTGGAATGCTTCACCTTTTCCACCAATTACAATGCCCATTCTTATGCTAGGATGTAGATGTTGTGTTTGTATAATTCCGACAGGAAAATGTAAATAGTTTAAACATGGATCGCCTAACCTTGGGGGTGTTATCAATAAACTGTCAGTGCAACCGTCAATATAGGACAACCGACCATTGTTTTCAGATTCACCCACATAATTTATACCCAAAAAACCATAACGTATTATCCAAAACATCTGCGAATCCTCTTCTTGCAGTGTTGCTTTTGTCTGTTCAATCTTATTTGTTTTCAGAGTAAAAAAATCTCCTTCTTTAATCTGCCAATCCCTAGAACCTGTGTTTATAGAGAATGCTCCTGATGTACAAAATCCATAAATATTTCCTATGATTGGCTCTAAGCTATAATCGTCAGATATTGAAATCATTTTTGTTGGATACATAGTATCTGTCTGATCTATTATTTCTGCGTGTTTTGGTTCTTCTACTAGTATCATTTATGACTCCTTATAACGTGCAACAGTGCATTAGTTTTTGTTTCTAAATTGTTTTCATCTCTCAGTTTTTCTAAAAATGTCATGACTTCGTTGCGATCTTCTTTTTCAAAGTAAAATATTATCGGTACTTGCGAAGTCAAATCTTTAGCATTATATCCTGCTTCTGACTCAACAATTTCTCCTTGGTAAGTATCATCAAAAGTTTCAAAAATATCGTCAGTTATTGATTCATTAAAACCTGCAATTTCTAGACCTGCCAATCTAAGCTTTTCAAGTTCAGAATCTAGAAAGGTATTTTCCCATGTCGTAAACTCTGCAACTTTATTATCTGCTAGCCTATAGGCATCAATTTTTTCAGGAGTATCTACATATACAACACATGGCAACTCTTCAATTCCTAATTTTTTTGCAGCTAATAATCTAGTATGTCCTGCAATAATAATATTATTTTCGTCTATACTTATAACTTGTCTTATTCCATGATCGGAAAAAGATTGTGCGCATTCATTTACAGCTTTATCAGATATAACTCTTGGGTTTTGATAATAAGGAACTAAATCAACTACTTTTTTTAATACAATTTCCATATTGGGTTATTGTATACTCTTTGTTCAGTCTGTCCAACTTGGCGGTTCGTTAAAATCAACCGTTTTTATGTAGGGCTTAAATACTTTCTTATCTGTATCAAAACTAAACTTTGCTGTTCCTATCTTTCCATAGAGGTCTTGCTCTCTAATCTTCCTTGTCATTATGGTAGTTGAGTTATCGTCAAAGTCTCTATGTACAGTTAAGATAGCATCGCTTTGATTGTGCCAATGGCTTGCTCCACTTATGTCATAAGCGGTAGGAGGTAAATAACCGCCGTCGTTTGCCTTAGGGAGTTTTGTAGGATGTGCTACTACCCAAATTACAATATCGTGTACTCTTGCAAACTTTTTACACTTAGATATAAAGTCTCTTATATGCTCATCTTCCCTTGTTCCTGATTTTCTTGTTGCACTTACTTCATTGAAAGGATCTATGATCAATCCATTTGTTCCGTATTTTCTTATGCTAGCTTTTGCTTTTTCTAAAATATAATCTAGATTAGGAACTGAATCTTTTGTTTCTATAAAGTAAAAGTATTCATTTATCCAATTCATTGCATCTTCTAATTCTAGTTTAGTCATTCTATTACTTTCTCCTAGATCAAATGGTTTTTGACAATACATCTGCAACATACGTCTTATGTGCATACTGCTAGAATGCTCAGGTGAAAAGATTGCAAATTTCCAATTATGATTTTTTGATATTTTTAAAAGCATATTGTCTAGAAAATAACTTTTTCCATGATTAGGGATTCCTGTGATAGTGTGAAAAGTACCTTTTAAAACTTTATATATCTCATCTAAGTCAGGAAAACCTACGTCTATGGGTCTAACGTAGTTACCGTTATATAAATCTATTACACTTCCTTTGAAATCATTGACTCTATATAAACCATCTACAGGATATGGAATAGCTTCTTTAATCAAATTTTTTAATCTTTCTGTGCCGTGTTTAATCAATACATCATTAGCATCTTTACAGTCTTTGGGAATATCAACGTACCAACACATATCTTTTCCAAATCTGTGCAACAACTCATCATGTAAACTTTTGCCTGCGCTATCCTCATCTAAAAAAAGAATTACGTTTTTTGCAACTAAGGGACAATCCTGTAAGGCTTTAAATCTTGCATCGTTTTGATTGTATCTAGCTGTTTTCGGTGCGCCGTCACTTAATGTTGTAGCGTTTGTATAACCAACTTCATACAAAGAAAGTACATCCATTTCTCCTTCTACAAAAATAACAGTTTCAGAACCTCTTACATTTTCATAATTGTATAAGCATTTCTTTGCATCTTTGCTTTGTTTAAATCTTTTGTCTTTTGTTCTATATTTTATATTTGCTATATGACCTTCTGTATCTGTATATGGAAAAGCATACCATCCTTGTTCTGCGTAGATATCCATACTATCAACTGTATCTTTGTTTATATGTCTTTCTGCAAAAAACGTATACATGTCAGATGGTTTTTTAGGCTCTACAGGAACTATAGGTTTTATGTATTGTTTCTGTATTGGTTTTATATGATTATTTAGTGATACTACTCCACTAAATTCACAATGGTGACAAAACCATAATGCACTCTCATCAGGTTCTATTGTCAATGATAAAGGTCTGTCATGTGAGTTGTGTGGTGGTTGGCAACTAGGGCACTTAATTTTCTGCGTTCCTAGTTTTGTTGTTTTAATCACAATGCCTTTTTCTAAAAGTTGATTTTCTATGTTCATTTTTATCCTGCTATGTTATTTAGTGAGGTTACTGTTTTTGTTTTTACAAACTCTTCGTATCGTCTTTGATTAAGCCAAGTTGAAGGATGGCAAATATATTTTTCCTCAGTATTATCTCTCTGTGTTTTTTCTGCAAATCTGATGGTAAGAACTAACAGTTTTTTTGGGGTGACTTCTTTAACTACATTTTTCCACTTGGTGTATGTTTGATATTTATTTACAGGTCTTGGATATACTTTCCAAAATTCCTCAAACTCTGTTGTGTATTTATCTTTAGTATTATCTTTAGTATAGGTGGTCGTGGGTGTCCTAACGGTTAGGACATTGGTGTCCACAGGGGTATGGTCGTGGGTGTCCACACTTAAGAAATATCTATTACTTGTGCCTTTTTGATGTTGTATTCTTAAAAACCCAAAATTCTCTAGATACTTTAAGGAACGTCTTACAGTTCTGTCCGAAACACCTGCTAATTTTGCAATATGTTTTTCACTTGGATAACATGACTGTTTTTCGTCTGCGTAGTTTGATAAAAGAAATAAAATTAATTTGGTGGTTGTAGTGTCACAATCTTGATTAACACACCACATGATAGCTTGTATTGACATAAGCACCCATTATGGGTGACAGCTTTATTTTGTCAAGATTATAAATAAAAATCGTTTGGTGTAACTTCTCCATTTGTCGCTAAATGTATATTTAACATTTCTATTTTTCTTGGGATTCTCTGTCCATTACACCATTTTGATACTGCACCTTTTGATATATATACGTTTTGATTTTGCATAAAAGTTACAAAGTCTTGATGTGTCAAACCCTCTTTTTTCAACCAATTAGAAATAGTCATATCTATAGTCTAACATAATATATTGTAATATTACCCAAATTGGGTACAATTAACATCAGGTGTGACAAGTAAGTAGCCACAACAAAAGAATAAACAGACTTTGTTGTGTTAAAACAAACCTTACTTGCACATATTGATTAATTAAAATGAGGCATGATATATGAAGAACCCTTTTGAAAAGTTAGATATAAATTACTTTAGTCCCAGTTCCATTAACAAATTCCGACGTGACCCTGCTAAGTGGCTTGTAAATATTGCAGGTTACAAAGACAACGCTTACTCACCTGCTATGACATTTGGTACTTGTGTTGAGCAAGGCATCACTGTCGGTTGTTTGACACACGCTCCTATGAGCATATGTATTGATTCAGCAAATAAAGAATATGAAAAGATACACAACAGAATAAAAAATGAAGACCTTGCTAGTCCTTATGATTTTGAAAAATGCAAAGAAAGGCAAAATCAGATTGAAAGAGTTTTAGAGGCAATAATCCCTTTATACAGAAAGTTTGGTAAACCAGTATCTGCCCAACAAAGAGTAGAAGTTGATATAGGTCTACCTATTCCTATAATTGGTTATATTGATATGCTTTATGAAGACACGGTACGCGATATTAAAACAACGGGTGTACAACCAAAAGTGCGTAATGATTATGAGAGACAACTTGCTCTTTACTCAACAGCAACAGATGTACCGCCTTATATAGATGCAGTATATGTGACCAAGCATAAAGTAGAACTACACACTTTTAAACTTGATAACGTAGAAAAACACTTTGCTGATTTAGTGCGTATTGCTACAAAAATGACTAATTTGGTGTCTAAATCAAATGACATAAAAGAAGTAGCGCAACTGTCCTGTTTAGAGCCTGACTTATCAAATGAAGACTTTATGAAACAGTGGGGTGTAAATGAAATTGCAGGTGCAATAGAACTATTTGAACTATAAGGAGAAAAAAATGATAGACAATTTAGTAAACGCTTTAATCAAAGCACAAAAAAAAATAAGTGATGCCAATAAATCAGCTATGAATGAATTTTATAAAAGTAAAAGAAATGCACAAGGAAGTCCTTACGCGACTCTAGAAGATGTTATAAAAGCAGTAAAAGACCCGTTATTAGAAGAAGGCATATTGTACCAACAACTGTCAACGCATGTAGAAGGTGGTGTGTGCATAGAAACGGTGTTTTATGGACATGGTGCTTCATTACCTACAGGTCCTGCCTTTGTTCCTGCTGACAAACAAACACCACACGGATATGGCTCAGCACTAACTTACGCACGTAGATACTCACTATCAACAGCTTGCGGTATCGGTTCTGCAGATGATGATGGTAATAATGCTAATGTCACTTACAAGTCTAACAAAACTGACACAATAATTAAAAAAAGTGTACCTATCAAAGACTCAACAGATACAGAAAGCAAAAAAGAAAACAAAGATGATTTGCCATTCTAGATATGAGTAAACATAAATATACGCTAGATGAATCTGTATACACCTGTTTAAAAAATGGTGAGTGGTGGACCTTTTGGGATTTACAAAAGGTAATTAAAGACAATACAAATAAATATTTTGGCGAACCTTCTATATCTGCAAGCATTAGAAATATGAGAAAAGATGATCGTAGAGAAAAGTTTGGTCTAACAAAATATGGAGAAGTCATACAAAGAAGAAGAATTGGAAATGGCTATAAGGGTTACGAATATAAATTAATAATTGGAGAGAAAAATGATAGATGATAAAGAGAATGGATGGGGTGGCACGCTTTGGACAGAAACAGAGAGTGTTATACATAAAAAAGGCAGTATTACTCACAGAGTTACAGGAGAAAAAAGATACATTGCAATATGTGAAAGCAAGAATAACGAAGGCAAATCAAAATATGAATTGATGATGTCATTAGGTCTTATATATGTAAATAGTGCTGATAGAAAGTTTGACGAAAAATCTCCTGATATAAGTGGACCTGTAACAGTTGATCTTGAAGAGTGGAAATTCGGAGGTTGGAGAAAAGAATCTGAACAAGGCACACCTTATACAAGTGTTTCATTAAGCTTGCCAAAAAATAAAAGTGATGTACCGTTCTAATTATATAAATAACACAGAACCAAATGAACCGCATGACGAATGGGGCAGACCTATAGATGAAAAAAAGACAGAACAAAAGGTATGTAAACATAGACTATCTAAAGTTTATAAAAAATGAAAAATGTGTTTTTGCAAAAGACTACAACCATGAAGGTAAAATATGCAGTGGTTTGATAGAAGTACACCACTTGCTCAAGCCTTGGATAGGTCCACGTGGTATGAGTTTAAAGTCTGATGATAGAAACTGCTGTCCTTTGTGTGTAACACATCACAGAAGACTACATAATTTAGGTTCAGAAAAAGCTATATGTAAAGAACACAATAAAGAAGAAGAATATTTACAGTGGTTTTCAGAGAATCTATGGAACATCTATCAAGAATTACCTGACGATGATGGGCTACCTTTTTAAAATTAATAGTTGTTTTAATAACTATTTTAGTCTATAGTGTTTATATTGTTTAATAAATTAAAGGAAAAAAAATGAAAAACAACCTAGATAGATTAAAAGAAAACTGTAAAAAAACTAAAAGTAAATTAATGAAAATTAATTTTCAGTACATGGAAAATTATAATTGTGATTCTTCTTGTATATCAGAAAGTTATTTTAAATTTAAAGGTGGTGTGTCAATGTTGATACAAGTATCAGTCTTTAAACATATTTTTGAAAAAAATGCGTATGGAGAGGGTTTACATTCTTTTTATGAATTACCTGAGCATAGTGATGCTACATTAGTTGCAATGGCTACAAACTATTTTAATAATGGTGAATTAGGCGATTTTATGTATTTGCCTACTGATTGGAATTTTATAAACATAGAAGAGTTTGAGGAATCAGTTGGTACAGAAGATTCTCCTACTGAAATATTCACTGCAGAAGAGTTAAAAATAATTAAATACTCTATGTATAAGTTTAGCCCTGAAACACAAGAATTACTAAAACAAAAAAGTAGATACCCTTTATGAAAGCAGAAGAACTTAAAAAGTTGAGAAAAGAATATAACGTGTCGCAAACAGATGTGGCACGTTTTCTTGGTTATGAAGTTAATGGTAAACCAAATAGAAGCATGATAGCTAGATACGAAAATAATTATGCAAAAATTAATCCAAGAATTGGATTTTTACTAAACCATTATTTTACAAATTTAAAAAAAGGCGAAAAGGTGCTAGAAAAAAATGAAATTTGATAAATGCAAAGCGTGGATCGTTGATCCAAAAACTAATACTATAACGACACAAGATATTACGGTAGATGATAGATGGGACGAAATAAGAAAAATTATTGGTTGTGAATATTTGGAGTATGTACCCTTGCACGCAGAACCTCCTGTAGTGGTATTGTGTGACGAAAATGGAAGATTGCAAGAAGGTAAAAAAAGCTATTTTCACTACAGATGGTTTGGTTATTCTGAGGATTCTAATGAATCTAGATCAATAGCATCTATTCCTGACATTGAGACTAGAGAAAAATTACCTGTTTATGAGCATACGTTTTGTGGAAAAATAGTATTTTTTGGATATAGTCGTATAGATGGAGAACTTAGGGATATAGAAATGAATCTTAAAGAAATATTAGAAGGTATAGAAATTTGTTCAGACGATTATGAAGACGAACCAAGAATGGAGTTTATAGCTATAAATCCAAAAGAATTACATTAATATGATTCTATGATTGATTTAACTATGGATGGTAGTGGCAATGCTACTACAGCAGGAACTGTTACCTTTACTTCACCACAACGCAACGAAGATACAAGTGCTTTAAAAAGAAAGATTGAAAATCAACAAAAAACATTAGATTTACAAGAACAAAGAATACAGTTGTTAGAAAGAGATTTAAGGCTAGCAAGAGCAAGTAAAAGTGGAAATAATTTAGGTTTTACAAAAGAAGAATTAACTTTTATATTGTCTAGAGTTCATCCTGATAAAAATCCAAATTCAAAGTTAGCACCTGATTTAACAAAAAAAATAATTAACAACAGAAAGAAATGACAGAATTTTATTACAACGTGCAAGAAACATATGAAAGCAATTTTAGAAAATGGTGGTTAGCTAAAAAATGTCAGGAAGTTAATCATATACACACTACAAGAACACAAAACAAAAGTTACATTACAGAAGGTGAAAATAAAGCAAGAGAACTTTTTAACACCTACTACAAACACAGAAAAATCAAAGTGACTAGAATTAAGAAGTACTAATAAATATGCAAAGAACTAGAGATATTTTTTTTTATACGTTAGTTGGATTAGCCTTTTTATCTTTGTTTGGTTGGATTCTAATAATATTTTTACCTTATTATTTTGGTAGAGCAATATGGGAAAAATTTGAGATTTGGTATATAAATAAGTAGGTGGTTAATTATGAATCTTAAAAAATTAAATAAAAGTTGGAGAGATAGTTGTCCCGAAGAATCTGATGGTTTAGTTAGTACTCGTAAAAAAGGCAACAGATGGGAAAGAATCAAACAATCTTCTAAAGCTAAGTTACGATTAAACAAAGACAAGAAATAATGAACAGTTGGTGGTATGCACTTGAAAAAGAAGTTCCTGTCTCCGTATGTGATGCAATATTATCTTTATATGACAATCAACAAACACACTCAGGAAGAATTGCAGAAAATCAAAAGGATGTGAAAATAAGAAACTCTAGTGTCATAGGCTTTCCTTATGGAACTACAAACAATGATAAAATTAATGAAATACTTGAAAAGTATATTGTCATGGCAAACAGTGAATGTTTTGGTTTTTCTTTAAATGGATTTAGAGAGTTTCAAATTGCAAAGTACGAAGAAAACAATCACTATAAAAAACACATAGACCTGCGATTAGAAGACAGAATATCAACAAGAAAATTAAGTATTACATTACAACTATCAAGTGCCACAGATTACGAAGGAGGAGAGTTTTTATTCTCAAGTGACATAAGAACACCTAGACAATCTATTATAAAACAAAAGGGTACTTTAATAATTTTCCCTTCATTTCTATATCATCAAGTGACACCTGTAACTAAGGGTTCCCGATATTCTTTAGTCGGTTGGTATGAAGGAAGTAATTGGAATTAAGTTTATATATCTTTTTTCTCTGTTGTGTATTTAATATTTAAACCACTTAATGTACACAATCTATTTTTTTCTGATAGACCAAGTGGAGTTATAAGAACATCGTCATTTTGTTGTGATACAAAACCTCCATCTAAAAGTTCTTGTATACGATCAGGTGGAGTTTCTTCTTTAAACATCACAGATAGTATTGCACCAAGACGTTTATTTTGTTTCTTTGACAGTGCCATTAGACTGTAAACCAATCTTCCCCTGCAAACATTTTTGCTTCTGCTTCTCTTCTCCGCACTAAACCATCTAAAACTTTACCGTTAGCTTTGTTCCATCTTTTCATTTGATTTGGCACAGAATGATAATCACCTGCATTTAATACCTTCAACATTGTTGATTCTTGTAAGTTTCCTGAGCCTAGATTAAAAACCCATGCAACTAAGGCATCAAATTGATGTTGCTCTAGAGGTACGTCTACAAGGTCATTAATGAAGACTTCATATTCGTTTTCTATTTCTTCTCTAAGTATGTAACTAGCATGGTCCATAGTCCACTTATCATGTTCTTTAACTGTTTTTGTGTGTCCATATCCAATGGTTAAAACACCTGCAGGACATGTATATGGTATAGCTAATCCTCCTGCTGTCGGACAACCTTCAAATTTTTTTATTAATGATAAGCCTTCTTCTGATATGTGCATTTTATTCGCCCCATGTTCCGTCTTCCAATATTTTTCCTGTCTTGGTTCCTCCCCAATACTCAACTGCGTGTCCTTCATCAATGAGTTTTTGACAAATATCTTTGCCATCTGCTGTATAAGGAATCCCCAAAATCCTGCCATACTTACCTTTACCTAATGACTTTACTTTGAATGTGCCTTCACACAATTCAATTAATCTATCTTTAGCTTTTAGACCTAAAGCTTTTTCTTGTAAATTTCTAGTTCTGCTCTCAGGAGTGTCTATTCCTGCAAGTCTTACTCTTTGCTTATTAAGAAATACATCAAAACCGAGGTCTAACGTACAATCTAAAGTGTCCCCGTCAACTACTCTGTCTAGAGTTGCTCTATATACGAAAGCATCAGGGGATTCACTCATTACTTAGACTCTTCCTTAGGTGCTGCCATTTTAGCTTTACCTATGTTTATAGAAATAAGGTCTATAATCTTATATGCCTTTCCTAAGAGTGCATCATCTTTAGGTGTGGGTGTA